AGGAGTTAAATCTTCTTCACTCATCCATACGAGAAAGCCATAATTTGTGAACCATGCTAGTAGTTTAACTTTTTTTGGTTTGTTGCGGAATACATATCTTTCGGGTTTAAAATTAAAACCAAAATCATTTTTAGTTCCCCAAGTAATATGACCGTCTGTGTTTTTGAATCCTACTTCTTTGGTTGGATCTTCAAGCGCATCCTTGAACTCTGCATAAGGATCAACAGGTTCTTGTACTACGCGATATGCTATGATGCGATAACTATCTGTTTCATCCCACGACCACCACCGGGCTTCTGTAGGTATTTGAGTATGAGTATTGGCAAACTCAACTTCAACTTTTGTGTCCGGATCAACAGGGCACTTCCCACCATACCAGGGGAGCCAACCTTCTGCACTTGGTTTAATTCTGTATTCTACTTGTAAGTTAAACGAAGGTTCTTTGATATCTATCCATTCATCTTTGTAGTTAAATTGAATTTCCCATCCATCAGCATATGCTTTCAGTGCTTGATAGTGATTGTGTTTTTGTCTGCTCATGATATATACTTCCTTTCTGTTTCGGTTAAATAACTATAATCCAGCACATCACTGGATGTTTCTACCACAAGTCTGCGTTTTGGTAAGAAGCCATCCTTTACTACCTGGATCTTTTCTGCTGCCACAAGGTTTCTTAGGATGTCCCCAAGTTGGCTCATTGTTTCCAAATCGTTGTGTACATTTTTCCACAGCTCCTTTTGTGTAACAACCCCATATCCGGCCTCAATCACTTGAATGATTTTGTGGGATACATCTGCGTTTTTTGACTTACCAAACTCCCCCAGAGCTTTCGGCATCATGTGTTCTGTGTGTGTTAATACTGTGTTTGCCTTGACAACATCAAGCTCCTCAATTACAGTGCCGAATCTAGCAGCACAATGAATTAGGCAGAGCTTAAGTAGATGTGTGAATCTGCGGTTTGAGTAGGACTCGAAGCGAACATCATCAATGCCGCCCCAAGTTTTATATATCTTGTCCAATAACTTATCTGCTGTAGATGAAACAGAGACAGTTACATGGAGTTGCTGCAACCTGAAAAAGAACTCTAAGATTGCGGCGGTTTCTTCATCTGAAGGTTTGCGCGGCCAAGTAATTTTCTCCCCTGTAGGTTCAGCATATACCAAAAGCAGACGAGAAAAGAAACCCTGACCAATAATGCGCGGAGGAAACGCTTCAGCAAATCCGGTGGGAGTATTACCTCCGAGAATGCTGATCGTAGGGTTGTATAGATAGCTTGAAGATGAATTCTTAACTTCATTCTCATATGGCCCTTCCCAATCCCACATATCTCCAAGAGTGGATGCAAACGACATTACATCGTTGCCGAAAAATTCATTGAATTCATCTGCGGCAATGAACATGTGACAATCTGTCTGTTCCCCCTCCCCAAATATGTTTGACTCAAGAATTGTTTCATCATCCTGTGGACGTGATTGTTCTGCAAGTTTGATAAAAAACTTTTCTTTAGTAATCTTTTTTGGACCCAAGAATTTGTAGCCTGAATTAAGAATTAAGCGACGAAGAATTTTGATGGCAGTAGATTTTTTTGTCCCGGCGTTGCCGATGAACAAACAATATATGTTTGGATTCACCGCAGCTATGCCGTGTTCAAGGCTGTAGTTTCTACCAAGTAATGCACCTATACCAGCGATTGCTGCCCAACGATGAAAGAATGTTGGAGCCTCATTGCCGCTGGTATAGGACAAGTACATGGAGAAGAAATCATCTTCTCTCATCTTAGAATCCTAATCAGGATTGTTAATTTGTCGTAGCCTCCTGTGGCTCCGAAATAACCTCTACAACGTGGGTCTCAGAAAAGACAATGACAGTTGTATTGACCTCAGTACCGTCAGCTGTTGTCATCTTGGCTGGATACATAAAACGAACAGCGTCGGTATTCACCAGACCTTTAAAATTAGTTGTGTCATCCTTAATAAGCTTAACTTTTGTCCATGTAGGCATTATAACTTACTCCAAGTTTGTGCCGGACCTTTTAGCTCGGCTGGTACAGTAAACTCCCGCACAACTCCATCATAGGATGTAATTCGTACAGGAACTTGCATGAACTCCTTGACCTTTGCGGCAAGATGTTCATGACCTTTTCGCACAGAGAACAAAATACTGTCATGTATCTGTGCATGAAGTTTAAAGTTGGTTGGATACTTGAGGGCAATCTCATAGAACACCTTCATGAATGCCTTGTTAAGTGTCATGGCATTCAGCGATTGTGCTATGTGTGCAACGTAAGCATTCTTTGCACGTTTATTCTTCATTGGATCTTTGAAGCACTCGCGCACCCAACCAGCTGTTGTTGCTTGATACTCAATCACATGCTGCGCTTTAGATGTCAGGCGCTTTGTTTTCATGACCTCAGCTGTTACTGCTGGATAAAACACAGCAGAAAGATGTGGGTATGTGCGATGAAACTGATCCAATAGATAGGCCGCAATCTGTTTGGGTGTTTTACCCCGAGGCAGTTTCAATGCTGCTGCTGCCGCATAGATATTAACCAGGCCCATAGTATCCACGAGCACATCCTCGCCCATCAGATAGTTTGCACCGTGATTAACTCTCTTAGCCAAATCGCGTAGTGGTTTATCTTTTGGCTTACGGCGCTCCTGGTCGTAAATATCCTCATACTTGCGACCAAAGAACGCAGCAGCATTTATGCTGTGAAAGTCACGATCGCCAGATACAGCAGTTATAAGTGCGGTATCTCCCGCTGCATATGCTGTATCACGCGATTCAGCTTGTTCCAGATCACACTCATATAATTCAAAATCGGGATCGGCGATGATCGTACATTTGACATCCTCACCGCGCGGGATATTCTGTATCTGAAGGCCGCACCAGAAGTGATGTTCCCTGCTAGCAAGTCGTCCAGTATCCGTACCGTGCGGATTGAGGGAATATAACACCCGCCCTTTATATGTTTTATCAGTAAGGTACGTTGAAACCAACTTTCGCTGACCACGTATATCCAGGATTGCTTCAAAGATACGGGCATTGAGTGGATGCCTGTATGCTGCTTTCTTGAGCGCATTCTCATCTGAAGATGAGGCAAGATCCTTACACCCCAAGATGTGCATGAGAGCCTTAACCTGGACATGCGAGTTGACGTTGAATCCTGGAGTAGCCACAGCCTTCTGTAAAGAAGTTGTCGCAGCTTCAACTTTCCTGCTGAAGGATTCATACTGAGCTTCGCGACGCGATGCATCTTGTAATATTCCTGTCATCTCTGCAAGGTGGCAAGGAAATAGCAGCGGAAATTCTTGCAGATAGTTTGTCTTGACGTACTCCGGGAGTTTGGCCATCATGCCAAGAAATGCAAGTAGGGTGCCCCAGGTATCCAAGGCATTGTAGCGATAGTATTCCAACGTATCTTTTGTTTTTGCGAGGTCTTTCCAGTATTGCGCATTGCGCACAAAGAAAGATTGCAGGAAGCCTAGATCTTTTGGAAACTCCACATGCCAACAATGGAATAGAGTTGCCGTATCCCAGAGATAATTATGTACGGGAGCGCCCCAAGAGGATAGATATGAGAGGTCGTACTTCCCGTTCTGGAAAATCTTTGGCGCAGCTGATGCACAAAACTTCTTTAGCCATACCAGACTAAACTCGCTATCAATAGGGAGCACAAAAGAAGTAACAATAGGTCTGACAGCAAGTTCATGCAGTGTGGTGAATCCCATACAAGTGATGGCCAGCGGCTCTTTAATTGTTTCAATGTCACATGCGGCCAACTCAGCAGTTTCGAGAAGCTCAAGAAAATGTTGTGCATTAGATGGCTCCACTATGGTGAAGTTGAAGGATCCGGATAGCCCAAGTTCTACATCTATCCAGCTTTCTGGATTCAATAGCTTTGTAATGTACCTGGTAGTTACATAACGCCCATACGGTACAGTAACGAGCTGTCTGAGAGGATCAATAAAAACAATATCAAGCCCAGAGTCTGGGTGATGAAACAGACTGCCAGCATAATTATCGATTGATGGATTTTCGTTCTCCAAGTAGGTTAATTTCTTCAGGAGGGGCAAGGATGTTGAGATTACAGCTGTGGCGCCAACACGCTTTGCGTGCATGACAACCTCTGTAATTGTAGTAACCGGCTCAAGACGAATGAATACAGTTGCAGCACCCACACAATATTTAAGGTGCTGCAAGTATGACTTATCTTCGTGTGTGCCGACGAATAAGATTTTAATGGTCATGGTTTATGGTGCTGTTGGGTTGTATCATGCAAATTTTTGCTGCATAGCTCACTTATTGAAGCCCACTACAGTATTCCGCAGTGGGCTTGGATCAGTTAGCTATCTTTTCAGATAACTTCCAGAGACACCAGATTCAGAAACACTGCGTCGCTGTTCTTGCCCTTCTTCTGCTTGGTGACAACCAAACACTCCAGACCCTCGGAAGCTTCCATGATTTCCTGGATGTTTTTCAGGCCATGATGCGCGCCGAGAACTTGCGCAACCTTCTTGAAAGCGCCGCGACCAAACTCATTGGTGCGATTAAACATAACGCTACCAATGTCCCCAAGGTTCAGCGGCTCGTCAGAAGAATCCGCCAGCTCAACTGTTTCCACGGCTCGCATATTGATCACACGATACGGGACATCATTGATATCCTTGTTTTCCAGCGAGATGATCACACGGTGTGCGCCATTCGGGAATACTTTGAACTCAGGCAAATCTTCCAGATCGTCCAGGGTTTCGTCAAGAAGGTTGAGGTTTTCGTTAGACATAATATCAGTTCCTATGAATGAAAAAAGATGGTGTGTTGCGCAGTTACGGCTTCAGGCTGCGCTCCTGATTCTCAGATAGGTAGCTATACCTGTCATCAAATTCTTTGTACTTCTCCGGATTGAACTCGTATTCCAGAAGAAAAGCTATGCAGCAAGCCGCATGTGCTAGATGTGATTTACCAGATTCAACATCCATTGTCTCATTATCCGCGAAGGCTGTCAAGTGTCGCATTGCTGCATCCAGCAAGCGATGGTAGTTAAGTCCGTTGCGCCAGTTATTCCACCCATACTTCTCAGCGCCGAAGGCCAGAACTTGTGCAGTCTGCTCCAAAGCTGAACGTGGAATACGAGACAGCGGCGGCTTGCCTGCATCATACTTGAGGCCAACATCTGCATCAGTCATTGCATGACTTCCTTAATTAGCTCAAAGTTAAAAAGAAACTCTACATCGTCATAATCTGTAGTAAGTATGCGATCAGAGTCCAGGAGGGCAAACTTGTAGCCTACCAAAAAATCTTTTGGTGTAAAGCTGCGATAACCTATGACCAGCGAGCGCTCAAACCGTGTTAAGCTTGACCATGCAGTAGTATCGTTCATTTTCCAATCCTTTCTCTCAGAGAAGTTAGGCTGGCCGCAGCCTTAGCAACTTCAGGCTTTGCTGCCGGATCACTCAGAAATATATCCAACAGGTTTGCTGCATCTGATGCCTCAAGTGCAATACCTGTGCGTGATCCTGTAAGAATATTATTCGCGTAAGTTGTGGCTGAAGCCGCAACGTGTTTCTTGTTTTTTATCTCACAGTACACAACATGGTCAAAATACTTTGCGGTATTACGAGAGAAGTTTGTCGTTCCTGCAACAGGCACAAGCTTCTTGCGGCCATCTTCCATCTCAACTTCCGCTTCGTGTGTGATTACCACCACATTGAACTTAGCTTGCTGAACTTGAGACAGGAATTTATCTAGAAGCTGGCCCTGATTACGATAGTCGCTCCACTCCGGCTTGTATGTATCTTCAAGATTCTTTGTGAGATTGTTCATCACACTGTTCGACAGCTGTGTGAGCGAATCAACAACAACAATCCAGGATCCATCTAGCGCGTTGAGTTCAACCTCATTGAATTGCTTGTTATCTTTCTTACATAGCGTACAGGCAACTTTGCCATGCTCCACACAGATGCTGACTTTGGCTCCAGTAATTACTTTGAGCATAGTTTCAACAGCGATTGGATAGACCTTAGTATCTGGGATTTGAATCAGGTCAATTCTCTCTTGCTGCGCTGTTGGGAGTTTCAACAGTGTTTCCCAACCATTCTCCAGGTCAAACCAAAGAAGATTGAAGTGAGATGCAAGCTCTGAGGCCAGCTGAGTTTTCCCTGATTTGGGCGGCCCAAAAATTAGAACTCTGTGGGTTTTGGAAATCTTAACTTCTGTGAGTTTCATAGCTTATCCTTCTTGAGTAGCGTTTATAAGCTGTGTGTCGATCAGGCGATTGAAATCAATTTGGAATTGGTAGCGATGTGAGTCATCCTCCTGCTCAACTGCCTCTGTGATTAACTTATCAGTAGAGAGAGTGCAGAGGTTGAAATACTCACACTCACGAAAAAACTTGTAGCAACTCTCTCCGCGACCTGGAAACAAGCCAATATCATCATACATCTCAATGATCTTGGTGTCCAGATAAAGATCTTGTAGCCAAGCTGCCCGCTGCACAAAAGACTTCGTAAACTCCATCGGAGCAAATGTGCACTCCTTTGTGAGATATGGAAGATACATAACTTTATAAGATGATAAACCTTTGAAGATGTGGTCAAGAACTACACTGTAGCCGATGGCCTGAGAGCTGTTTTTGTACTGTGCTGGATCAGGGGCGCGACTGGATGTTGTCTTGATCTCCAAAACAATAACTTCTCCTGTATGTTTGTGCCTTAGCACGGCATCAACAAAGCCGCGATATACAAAACCGCCAGGAAGAAAAATCTGGAAACCAAGCTCAATGGCAGGTTTGGAGTCGTATATAACCAACCCGTAATCTGCTAACAGATCCCCCAGGATTGTATGCTGGAATAAAGATACTGCTCGAAGAGCGAGAAAGAAACTCTTATTCTGGCGCTCACTGCACTCGAACAAATCCATATCCCAGCGCCGGAATAGTGTCCAAATTATTTCATCCTCAGTTGCTCCGGTTAGCGCCAGTTGTACTCCCTCACCTACAACATGACCAAAGAGAAATGTAAGAGACTGACCTACATCCTCATCAGATTGCTGAGTTTCTGCGTTGAGTCGATACAGCTGAAACTTTCTGGGGCATTCGTGCAGTGTGAGGAGGGAGGAGTATGAGATTTTCTTAAGCCTGTTATCCATTTAGAAAGTTCCTTGTGATATCTTGGAGGTACACAGAGCCACAGTTCGCCACAGACAGATAAGACTTTTTGACAATGCTCCGGCGTTAGCTCTGCTTGCTGTATCAGGTCATCAAATATTTCGTAGGGGTAGCTTCTCTCGAAAGTCCCAAGCACAACAGGGTATGAGAGATATGAACTGAAGGTGCGAAAGGTATTTAGATCAGCCGCGATGTTTGCCAGTAGCCATTTGTAGGCTGATATAAATAGCTTCTCATTGAAGATGAATTGATCCATTAGCTATGTCATCCTGGATACAGCGCATGTAGTATGCAACAATAACATCATAACACTTGGCTGCAAGTGTGTCTTCGTTGTAATCTGGATGTTTGGTGTTGAAACCGATCTCACCAGTCAATGTGTGGCTACTGGAGATGAAGTCAAAGTGAACAGTAATCTTTGGCTTAGAACCATCTTTGGTTGCAAGCCGCACCCTACCGTCCAGAAATGTCCCCTCATATAGAGAGATATAGGATTCGGGGAGTGTAGGCAAGTCCATCATAGATCATCCAGAGTCATTGATTTAATCTTGGATGTCTTAGATGCAGGCTTAGACTTTGTAACAATCTCCACAGCGGTTTGCCGCTTGAGGCCAGACACAATAATGCCAACCTCTTCTTCTGTGAGAATTGTGACAACAGCAGGATCAGCCGCCAGTTGTTTGTGAATTGTGCGAAGCAGTGTGGGTATTTGTGGATGTGCGGCAAGAAGCGCAGATTGTAGTTCAGCTATGTTGGATCGAATCTGTTCAGCTGGTGTCATTGTAAGATCCTAAAAGATTGAAGCTGTCACGTATTTCAATGACAGCTTTAGAGTAAAGATAACTTCATTACCTCTGGATTCGCACGTGAGGCGCGCGACTTTTCCTTCCTCCGCAAGTAGGAACTTGTAGCTTGTATCTTCATCTTTTTCTTTGCTGACTCCGCGAATGATGCGGCGATGAAGTTTCTTATGAGCGGCAATACAGCAAACACCGTCGCGCTTAATCTTTTCCCAGATGGGTGTATATTTTCTCACATGCAGAATTTGAGTTGTGTTGTTTGGTGCTACCTCACAGAATCGAACTGTGGACCTCCGGATTACAAAGCCGGCGCTCTACCAACTGAGCTAAGGTAGCTATTGTTTTTATGTTTAGTTATTATTAGTTGGTCTTTCTACTAGGCCATACTTTGCACGTTCCGGATATTACTTGTTCGGCCTTACCATGGACGGCCTACGTTTGGCGTCACTATCCGAAAGCACTCTCGCGTATCGTATGGATAGTCTCCTTCCTTGTTCAGCACCCATCCGTTTTCGCGGTCGTCTTTGAGGCAAGTTAGCAATTTCACTGGGCCGTTGCGGTGAGCTAAGTACATTTCCCCTGGAGTCATTTGATCGCAACAAACAACGGGCGCTACTTCTACGCCGAGTTCTTTTGCCGTCTCTTCGATCAGCTTGATGTTTGCAACCATTTTCTTACTCCGTAGGGTTGGGCGTCATCTTCGCCAGGTTTTCGTTTTCGACGCATAAATCTATAAAATACTTATAAAAATATTTTATAGATTGGCACTAGCAGTAATTTAGGCTACTGTACCATTTCAGGTCGTAGTGTTGTTCCAATGCGTTGACTTTAGCGTTCGCCGATTTTGGAGAAGTCACCACAACTTAATAAGCTCGACCGCCAGCTATCTTTCGATGCTTTCCGAGGTAGCTTTCTCAAGCTGTGGTGAGGTTATTTACTCCGGCCTCGCAACCAAAGAGCCTTTCCAATCACAGGTTCCTGGAGTGTATGAGGAGAAACACTCAGCCATCAAAGTGTCATTGTCCGCGCTAGACCAGCAACCCCTTTCAATTGTAGGCTTGTACCTAAACAGGTGTGTTCGTCCGTTAGCATCGACAGCCAAGTATTTATACTCCTTTGCTACATGATCCCAATTGATTGATGGTTTTTGGGGACGTACTCGATATGTGAAAAAACTCCAGTCCCAAACTGGAGTATTTGTAAGAGTAAAATTATACGTGTCTGTACAGGAAACCTCTATAGGCTTTCCATCGAGATACGCCTGCATAACTGCTATTTTTTCTGCAACTGAGGTGTAAATCATTCTGCTCTCCAAAGTGTTGTTATGGGCTAGACTACCTCACTTTGTAACTTCTTGCGAGTGAGGTAGTTTCGCTGGATTTTCACCAGCTCATCAGTAGCCTTATTACAGGGCTTCCAGCAGAGAGACTTCTTCAGCGGTGAGGATCTTGGTACCCTTCTCGGTGAGGAAGGTAACACAATCCATGTAGGTTTCCGCATTCGGCGCGTTGTCCAGATAGATCGCCAGTTGATCCAGCAGCAGACGAACAACCTTCTTATAATCGCGGGAAACCTTGAGCTTGTTGAACTTGTCCACCAAGATTTCAGCAGCATTCTCGATCTGCTTGGGCGATTTGCCGGTGAATTGCGGCATGACGTTGATGTAATCGGCAGCAAACTCTTCCCAAGTTTCCTTCGGAATACCACGACCACGACGTTCGGTGTCCGGCATGTTGGCGATGGTTTCCCACGAAACCTGATCGAACGGGAAGTTATCCTGATTGATATCTTCACGCTCATTCACGAGTTCGCGGGCGCGACCCAGAACGATGGAGATAGCCGCATCTTGCAGCAGTTCCAGTTGTTTCTTGTCGCCACACTCCAGAACATGCACCAGACCTTTCACCGAAGGAACCGGCAGTTGCAGTTCGACAGTTGCACGCTTGGTTTTGCCAATCTCGGCGCCGTTTTCGTCCTTCAGAATTTGTGTTTTGAACGAAAACTTGTAGGGACGGACTTCAACTTTTTCGTCGAAGTTGGGAACAACAGTGATTTCTTGTTCAGCCATGATTTTGTTTCCTTAAATGGTTTGGTGTGATTCGCAGTTTTGGCTGGCCGCAAATCGTTAGCCAGTGTTGACATAATACATCAGGTCGCGGTAGGTGTCAACCCCCAATATTTGTACATTGTCTCATTACCTTGATAATCGCTTCCAACTGCGCTTGCCGCACATTGCAGAGATAATCCCAGCCATTAGAGATGGCATGTTTGTAATGGAGATAGAGTTCATTGTAAATCATCTGCAATGCTAGCGGTTCTGAGATTTGGTTGCCAGAACTTAGCGGCGCAATTGGGTAGGGCAACTGATCAAAAAACTTTTTGTGTAGTTTTGCTTCAGTGGAGAGTTTGTTGTCGTGTACGATTGTCATAATATGACTCCTATTTCCAGTCTCTGTTTAAAGTATCAGAGTATCAGAGTATCAGAGTATCAGAGTACGATAACTCCAGGTTCCAAGGCTTTACCCTTGAAGTATTCTGCTTTCTCGGCGAGAGTGGTTCCTTTGATCTTTTGACTCTTTACTCCTTTCACAAAAGTATCCCTCTCACAAATACAATATACCTCCTCTCGGGCGCGAGTTATAGCAGTGTAAAGAAGTTCACGAGAAAGCATAGTTGCATGAAGATGGCTGAAAAGTAAGAACACTTTGCGCCACTCAGAGCCTTGTGCCTTATGCACTGTGAGAGCATAGCCAAGAAGAAGTTTATTTAACTCTGCCGCAGTGTCCAGAACAATCTCACACTCCCCCACATCAGTTACAAGAGTTATGATGTGGGATGCTGCATGAATGCGATCTTCGGTGGATTGTTTTGCCATCTGTTCAAGGTAGAAGTCTACATCGAAGTCATCCTCGGATTCATCCAGTTTGGCCGCATGATGTTCTGCTTCATCCACACACAACTGTCCCCAATAGTTCATATTGGTAGATTCATCTTGATAGGCTGCACCAAGATACAAGGCATTGCGGGAGATTGCCGTGATTACTGCATCTTCCTTGTCGTACATTACTCGCTCACCCACGCGAAGATAGAGCTTGTTGAATCCAGCAATGATTTCATAGACTGGATTATCTTGCTTGGCCGCCAAGAAGGATGCAAGATGTTTATTGAGTTCGATAGTTCCATAAGCCTTATTGAATGGCATCAGGATGATATCCTCTGCCGGATTCCAGACGCCAACATCGAGGGCGGTACGGAAGAATTTAGCTGAAACATCCAGCGCATCCTCAGCCGTGAGTTTCTTTTTCCAGGGATGGAATGTTACTTTGCCATCCTCATTTTCAACCACCAGCTTTTCGGGCAGCATGAAGCCTTCGCCGTTTTTGATCTTGTGCGCGTAGGATATGATCGGAGAGTTCATTGCTTGCCGATACACCTCAGTTAATTCTACAACCGGCAATGTGTTGAGTTTGTAGCCCAGAATTGCTGCACCAAAAACTGGAGGAAGCTGATAAATGTCTCCAAGGAAAATTACTTGCACACCATGTGCCATCGCTTCCACCAATAGATTCCAATACTCAACAGACAGCATCGAGGATTCTTCCACAATGATGCAGCGAATTGACGATGGAAGTTTGTTCATCGCGTGGCGGGCAGGCTCGAATCGCATTGTGTTCTTGAGTTTGCCAGTTTCAGGATCTACAACTTCATAGAATACCGGCTCATATTCCAGGAGTTTGTGATATGTGATGGCGTTACCTTTGATATCATCACTCAGCACTCGCTTGATGTTTGAGACTGCGCGACGAGTGTAGGATATGACAACAATCCCAGGCGTGCCGACATGGAGATGTTTGTGAGGCTCCTGGATTTGCGGGATAAATGATGATGCAATGAGTGTCTCAATTGTGCCACGCATACAAGTTGTTTTACCTGTACCTGCCGCACCAATTAAAACAGCACTTTTTCCTGCGCGCACAAGATCAATGAATTCTTGCTGCTTCTCGTTGTATGTGATTAGATTTCCGTAGCGATCATAAGTTACACAATGATCATTTGCAACACTCACACTCTGCATTGGCTGCATCTGCTGTTGCGCTGTTTCCTGCGCTTTTTGCTGCCTGATTCTTTCCAATAGAGCTTGGATTTTGATGTTAGATGATGTCATGATTAAATTCCTTCAGAGCTTCTGGTGTGAGTGATCGCAAGGCTACCTGTACTAGTGCGAGTGGTGCAAGTTTGATGTCCGGATTAGGCACTCTCAAGGAGAGAAGTAAACACAGATTACGTTGATCCCGTCGATGTACCAGCCACTTGATGTGGCCAAATGATGTATGCTGAAAATATACCACATACTTTATTCCATCAAGGATAATTACGCCATCTTTGAAGTGCTCCACAAAGCTATGCGCAGTCATGGAATATAGGCGATACTCGCTCAGGCAGGGCTTAACTGCTTCCTGCACATTCCAGTGATGTGTAAGACTGTAGCGAATTACGGATGGTAAAATGCTATAGGTTTTGAAAATGTCGTGAGATAGTGGCATGATTTACTCTCCACCTTTGTTTGTTCTGGAGGCGGCAAGATATCTGATTCTGGCCCGCTGATATTCAAATTCATTGGGGTATTCTGATCTTTTAGGCTTGACAGCAGGAGCACAGTTAACAAGCGTTACAAGATTTGCTGCTTGCACGCTTGAATCTTCCAGAATCGTGTAAGTGGTGTCCAGATTTACAAGATCAAGATCACCTAGGCCAAGATATTGAGAATGCCTAGCTGCGCCCTCGCGTAAGAGAGTGAGGAGTGAATGTGCGTAGACTGTTCCCATCTCAAGATTATCTTCGCAGTGTTGGATCAGTTCTTCGATGTCCTTCTCTGGAAATTCGAACATAGCTTTGTCATTAACGCACTTGCGAATGATAAGTTGCCAATAACTTGAAAGTGTCATTGTGCCGTATTGAGTTTGGATATTGAAGTCAGGAAATGATGCAGCTCTGGCTGCCCAAATACTGAGAGCTGTTGCATACTTAGTAGGCTTGGTGTTGGGATCAAGAATGTGGCGATAAATTCGCTCCTCAATATCTTGAATTTCTGCTTGCTTAAGCTGTCTGCGATTGCCGTCCAAGAAGGACTGAATTGCTGCCTCCCAGGCCGCAATCCAGAAGTGTGAGTTTTCCAGAGTTTTTGTTTCTGGAGTTACAGCGAATCGTGGCACTTGGAATGCTGGCGTTTTGATTGCATTTAGTTTATACACCACTTCCATTAAGCTTTCCAAATTACAGGCCACAATGGATTGGGTTTTAGGCGTATATGATGCAGGAACTCGGAAATCTACAAGATCAGTTGAGTTGAATGCTGCAAGATATAGAAGATAGGATTCAATATCTCCCAAATCTCCTGATTCATATTTGGAGAACAGACCAAGAAGTTTAGGCTGTGGGAGAAAGAATATGGGGTGAGCATACTCACGCGAATGCAGGGATATTGGAAGATATGAAACTTCGCACTGAATCCCAGAGAGAGCACACAGAAACTTTGCCATGATTAGATTCCTTCAAAAAATGTGAGTTTGAGTTACTCGGTTATTCGGTTACTCGGTTGGGTTCTTTAGTTCCCGATTATATGCTGCTTTGATGATCTCATAAATAGGTTTTGCTGTTTCTTTTGATGGCGCGATGCACCAACGTTGAAATAGCGATGTTGGACATGTGCAGTTAAGAGTTTCCCCAACAGGGCAAAACTCTTCGCAGCTTAGTAGATAGCTTTCGGGTCTAAATGCCTCAGTGTATTCACATAGGGGACAGTTAAAAAGACTACTTGAGGCCGCTTTTCGCGCCACTTGTTGGTCTTTAGAAAGCCTTATGTCCCTAGAGTAGCAAAAATCATTCTTTGTCAGACCTGTAACAGCGAGCCATTGCCAGATAATCTTGGAGTGCCTCAGAGCTTGGAGTTTTGTGGGTTTGTAGGGCATGATATAAATTCCTTTTAATAGATAAAGAGATTTGCGATCACATCGCGGTGGGAAAGAACTACTTGTGAAAGAATGATAGCTTTATGTTTCTTATATTCGTTAAAGTCTATCTCACCAGATAGCCATGCTTGATTCACATATTTAACAGCAAGCTTGATTGTATGAAGTGTTGTGCTTTCTACTGTGTGTTTGCACATAGTTAAAAACTCCTTTCATATGTTGCTTCCTCCTCTGGCGTCATCATATCATTACGATAGCGCCAGTCCTGTATTGCTTCCAGTTGCGTGAGAGATAGATTCGCATTGCCCTCAACTTGCTGTTTCGCATACCACTCAGCAATTATTTCATCCGAATCTTTTATGATCGGTTCAGTAGAGAAGCCAAGCTCAGAAATAATACTTGGCTTTGCAGTTGTGGTGTATGCTGGCGCAATTGCGGCATTCGCAATCTTTGCTGCAAAAGGAGCTAAAACTCCAATAAGTTCTATGCTGAGAGTTGAAAGATCATTCTTGCATAAGAGTATGATATGCTGAATCTGTGCGGCTGTCAGTACAGGGCGATATTTTGTTGCCTTAGATGATCCTGGCATAGTGTTTCCTTTCATAGAGGAGAATTAGAATCCAAGTTCTGCAAGAATGTCCTGCTTACCTATTCTTGCACTTACTGCATTGCGAGGTTTATATGTAAGCTCATGATGAATTGCTTTCTGAGGACAAATCTTTTTAAGCCACTCCATAAACTCCGGACCATGATTTGCTTCACGGCCAGCATATGCATGTGCTAGTTCATGTGCAATGTACCATGTAATATATGTGCGGCTAGTAGTGTATGCCCAAGTAGGGATGGTAATTACTTTGTCATTATGGTAACACTTGCCGCATGATTGATTTACAACATAGAAGCGCCAGCCATCAGCACTTAACTCTTGATATTCTTGCGGATAGAGCGTTCTAATATCTGGAGTAAGAATCTGAGTTGTTAGAAAATTATTCACAGATCGTGGAGTAAACGGTTTCAAGGGTTTCAAAGATTTCTTTTTCATCTTGCAGTTCCTTTAAAAGTTTTAGATCATCTAGGGATTCTGGCACGATATGCCATTATGCCATAATGCCAGAAGGTAGTCAAGCCCCTATATCAGGAGGCATCTTGCTACACCTTATAACTACTAGCCATTTAGGTGGTGAGAATCTCCTGTCACGTGTATTATGGGATTGATGGGTAAAATAGACCCCACTTAAAATTTTAAAGAGAAGATAGATATATATAACTAACTATTCATATATAGGCTAATAATCTAGTATAGAGTATAGAGTGTATATCTAGTATAGAGTGTATATGAATAGCTAGATTGTAGAGTGTAGGGGGTATGGAAGGGGGGGGTATACCCGTTCTGGCATTCTGGCATTTTGGCATTCTGTCACAATCTGTCATTCTGTCATCTCGTGCCAGAAAACCGGGACGATCAAAATCTAACAGAGCATGAAAAAGCCAGCACACAATTGCTTGCATGCTGGCATCCTATGCAGAAAAGTCTATGTGGTCATAATCCCAGAGAATCCAGCAAATCGCTACTAGATTCTGCGGCGCGTTTCTTCATCTCAGCGATACGTGCCGCAAGTCGGGTAGCTGTTACGCTCTCCTCGAACAAATTGACCACATTAGCTGCCGAATCCAGTTGTTTCTGTGTCGGCTTCCGTGCAGTGGAAACTTCCACAAGCAAATCCCGCACAGCATTGTAAGCCTGCCCGAGTTTCTTCTCCTGAATCTCTGAGAAGTGGGTGGTGTTGCCCCAACCGAATTTCAGTGCGAACGTGGCGCGCAGGGTTTGCACCTGTTCCTGCTGTTCCAGCCATGCTTTCACTTCCTGTTGGCTCAAGGCCGCTTCTGCATCCAGCGCGGTTGCAATACCTTCCACACTCAGAATGTCTTGATGGCAATGCCCGACGCTCTCAAAGTGCCGCAACAGTTTTGCACGCTGGCCTGAGAGCCAATCCATGATATGGCTGCGAATATGTAGATTTTCTGTGACATCCTCCCAAGCTAGAGGTGCAACACTGGCGCAAATACTCTCAGTTCCACTCTTGGCGTTGCCACGACAGACAAGCAGCATCTCGCCAGTCTCAGGCTTGCTATCCTTGCTATACTTGGAAATCTTTACATCTTCCGTGAACAGTGTCATTTTAAATCCCTTCATAAAGTTAGCTGGTCAGGATTGACCCTGTAGCACACTCAGCTTGCGAATGCGCTACCTGGATACCCTGTTACAGAATTCCAGTATACAACAGACTGAGCACCTGTTCCAGCGTGTAACCTCGATTCATCAAACACCTTGCCGCAGCATAGTAACCTACCCTCTTGCCCATACCTTGCAACTTCATTTTCCTGGTGGTCATATCAGTTCCTTTCATCAGCAGATTAGGACAATTCCCGCCTGTATCCTAGCAAGTCTTGTGCCAACTGTAACTCATTGATTCTACATGATCCGCAGGTGACAATTTACGGCACATTGTGACAATCTACGGCATGAACCTGACAATTTACGTCATGGTACATATGTACTAGTTTGCGTGACTTTATAAATAATCTGTATGGGGGTATAGACCCTTTTTATGGGCTGTGGCGAGATACCCTAATAGGAGGGCTAACAAATTTTACTAAACTTTTACAACTCGTCCAGAAATCACTACAAGAGTTATAACAGCTTGCTGCCCTATAATAACTCTCAATACACCAACTAAGGACACAGATTGCCATGATGACACTAGGCCAGCTCCAGCGCCAATTTACCACTGAGGTGGCGGCCCTCATAGCTTACATAAACTCTTGTGGCTACGAAGTAACATTCGGTGATGCGTTCAGAGATCCTAGATTGCATGGCAGTATTGGCCAAGCTAAGGGATATGGCCACCCGCGCAGCTGTCATAAGTTGCGGCTCGCAATTGATCTGAATCTTTTCAAGGATGGGGTGTATCTCACAACTACTGAAGATCACAGAAAATTTGGTGAGTGGTGGAAGGCCCGATCGCCATATCATGTGTGGGGTGGCGATTTCGAGGATGGCAACCATTATTCCTTTACCTACCAAGGTATGAGATAGTCATGGCAACTAATACTACAAATGACCGCATACTTACACTTCTAGGTGATGGAGTGGGGGCTGAGCAAGTTGCGGCAGCTGTAGGAGTTTCTCCATCTTATATATCTCAGCTTCTAAGTGATGATGAATTCTCGTCTCGCGTATCTGAGCTGCGCTACGAAAATCTCCGCAAACACAATCAGCGAGATTCGGAGCTAGATGCACTTGAGGATACAATCATCGAAAAGATGAAGCATGCACTTCCCATGGTCATGCGGCCAATGGAACTTACTCGTATGCTGTCAGTTGTGAATGCAGCTAAGCGGCGTGGCTCTTCTGCGCCGGATGCAATTATTCAGAAGCAGCAAGTTGTAACAATTACTCTCCCGCAAATTGTAGTAAATAAATTCATTGCGAATGCTCAAAACCAGGTAGTACAAATCGGTACACAAGATCTTGTAACTATGCAATCTGGTGTGCTACTTAACAAGGTAAAACAGCATGAATCAGCCAACTCAGAGTCAGGGTCAAAAGCAATTGGCGCAACAGAAGTTGCAAGACTTGCAGAAACAAAATAAGTTAGCTGCAACTGCGGCCCTTTTGCGGCTGCGCGCCTATATGGAAACAACTGAGTGTACAGTAACACCAGTTGTTAAGGAGGTTTTTGAGTGAGTCTACTTTCTTCCCTCGGTTATGAGGATGATAAAACAACAGTCAAACAAGTAGCTCAGGAGCAGCATGAAGCTGCACAGCACCTTTTTGCTGAGGAGATTTCAGCAGATGCAGCCTCTGTACACGATGCAGCACAGAATTCCCTGGATTTTCTAGCTGCTCTTGCGGCTCCTGCTGTTTATAGATACGCTTTTCCTCCTATATATTTATCTGTATGGGAGTGGTTAAAGTCTTATGTTCAAAGGCCTAGGGATTTTTCTCGGCTTGCGCTTGGGTTGCCTCGCGGCTTTGCTAAGACATTTGTAATCAAACTGTTTATCCTCTACGCCATTCTTTTTTCCAAGAAAAAATTTATTTTGACTGTATGTGAAACTCAGACAAAAGCAAACAATATTATCGCTGATGTGATAGACGCCCTCAATGAGCCAAACATCAAGCGAGTTTTTGGGGATTGGACTATTGGTATCGAGACAGATAGGCAAGATCTTAAAAAATTCGGCTTCAGGGGCCGCACAATTATCCTGATGGGAGCAGGCGCAGATACATCTATCCGCGGGATTACGCTTAAAAATGAGCGGCCAGATCTTATGATCTTCGATGATATCCAATCTCGTGACTGTGCGGACTCTCAAATTCAGACTGATAAACTTGAGCGGGAATTTATGGGCACCATCATGAAGGCAAAATCGCCTCATGGGTGTCTCTATATTTTTGTAGCCAATATGTATCCCACAAAGTGGTCATTGTTGCGTAAGCTTAAAAACAATCCTGAGTGGGTATCTTTTGTTGTTGGTGGTATTCTTGCTGATGGTACATCTCTGTGGGAGGAACTCCAGCCTATAGAGCAACTAATGGCGGAGTTGCGAAACGATATATCAATGGGGCGGCCTGAGATTTTCTTCTCTGAGGTCTTGAATGATGAAACTGCCTCATCCAATTATCTAATTGATCTCTCCAGATTGCCAGAACTCCCATTCTCTGAGGGTGATATAGCTAATGGCAACTTCATTCTCATTGATCCAGCAACAGATAAAGTTGGTGCGGATGCAGTTTCTGTAGGTTACTTCGAGGTTTACGATGGCTATCCAGTGCTGCGGAAACTTACTGAGGGGAATCTCTCTCCAGGAGATACAATTCGCGCTGCACTAAAATACTGTCTCACCTACAACTGTCGCCTTGTTGCGATCGAATCTACAGCGTACCAGTACTCTCTCAATTATTGGTTCAAATTCATTTGCGAACAGCAGGGAATCTATGGAATTGAGGCGGTTGAGATATATCCTGGCTCGCTCTCTAAAAACTCCCGTATCATTACAATGCTGAAATCTTATGCTGCTGGTGAGTTATTTGTTTCTCCAGAGTGCCGTCCAGCTGCTCATTTGCAGATGGTTCAATTTAATCCTCTGAAGCGCGACAATACTGATGGTATTTTGGATCTTCTAGCCTACGCTCCACGCGTCATGGAGATGTATGGTGAGTATGTGCAAATCACCTCAATACTACTTAATCAGGAGGGTGATACAGTGCAAGTACTTCCACCAGAAATGAATTGCGCCTTCTGAGGTAATCATGCCAAAAATTACACCGCAATTTCTCTTAGATTTAATTAAGCGCGATGCAGGAATTAAGAAGCTTGGCGACAACGCTAAGGATATAGGACGCGGAATTGCCAGGACACCTGGAAATATTGCTGGTTCACTTGTCGATCTTATTCGCATGTTTGCTCCAACTACTTCTGAGGTTGGATCATCTGAGTGGATTAATGAAAAATTGGGGGCTCCTGAAGTCAAGGGAGATGCAGGAAAGGCTGCAGAGATTGTGGCTTCATTCATTTCTCCAGAAACAATTGCCGCTAAGATTGCTGGGGTGCCTGTAGCGGCTGGAATTCTAGGCGGTGCTGGCCGTCAAGATCTCATCATCAGCCGACAAGTTCCCAGAGTATCTATAAATAACAGGGTTGGTAATTCGCGACTTATTCCTGACAGTAAAAAAACTGCTGCACTCCCAGAGCCAACTAACGATTTACCTCAATTTCGTGATCCATCATTTGCAGTATATAAGGCCGACCGTGGATTGTATGATGTCCCCTTTTATAACCATGATACTGCTTTGGTGTTTCCGCGGCCGGATTTTATAGATCCCGCTACAAACCGTTTTTCTAGGCTATATAATCGTGACATTTATTCTCCACGATCGCATGGAAAATCTTTGGCATCTGAACGACTTGAGCCTAGACTTCGAGAGGGGGCAAACCCAAAAAACTTTACCTCTGCTGGGTCTGCTTCTCACGATCTGAGTATTCTTGCCTCGAAACGCTTTGATTCATTAGCAGATTTTGAGGCTGATAAAACCGGGGCTGGAGTATTGGATATTTATGATCCAAGCCTAGCTGTAAGTATCAGGGATGTATTAGATCGGGCACTATATAAGCACACTGAATTGTCAGTGTTAGATGAAAGCTACAAGCTTGAGCATTTTGCTAACTCAAGCAACCCTCAAAGTGATGCGATTAGAAATATTATCCTTAAGATTGCGGATAAGCAGAATCTAGCGCCTATTAATAAACACATACTTAACCTAGCGGCGCGCAGTCCCAGTGATTATGCTGAGCTTAAGTACGGAAGAAATTTTCCTATAACCGCAGAAACTACTCTCGGTATGGCTGTACCAGAAAAGACGGCTAAATCTATACTGGCGGAGTTACGAGATTTGTATGGTCGCGTTGGAGTTCCTATTGTTACATATGGCTCCGACTTCGATAGGGCCGAAGATGTTCTCAACAAAATTTTAGCCAAAACAGGAGCTAAGTAATGCCAACCCCAAATACCCCAATGCTGGTTCCAAACAAATCTCAGGCTGCTATCCTGGAGTTTTATCGTCAATGTTCCTACCTTATGTCAAGTGTGTGGAATATTCGAGAGCATCTTGAGCGTGTAGATCGTTTGTATCAGCGAGAGGTTGACCTAACAACTGAGCACAAACGAGCCCAACTTGCTAATCGCTATGGCGATTCAACTAAGTTCCAAAATGTTACAGTTCCTGTTGTTATGCCTGCAGTTGAGGCTGCTGTAACTTATCAATCTTCTGTATTCCTCACAGGCACACCTCTGTTCGGTGTTGTGGCAGATCCGCACTGGATCAATCAAGCTAAGCAACTTGAGGCCATCATTGACAATCAAGCTACCAGAGGTGGTTGGGTTGCAGAAATTATGAAGGTATTCCGCGATGGTTTTAAGTATAATTTGGGGGCCGCTGAAGTTCCGTGGATAAATGAGGTGGTGCCAACCTTCGAAACAGATCCTCAATTTTCTGGTACCAGTGCACGGCCAAAAGAAACTGTGTGGCAGGGTAATAAAGTAAAACACCTTAGTCTCTACAATTGTATCTTTGATACGCGAGTGCTTCCTGTAGAGATTCCGCAATATGCTGAGTTTGCCGGCTACACAGAGCTTATGTCCAGAATTCGCCTAAAGGAGTTCATTGCAAGACTTCCAGATAAGATTCTTACAAATATAAAGGCAGCACTGGAATCAGGTTCTGCATCTTCAGGCTCTGGCGATGTAACTTCCTCCTCATTCTACATTCCCCAAATTAATCGAGATATGTTGGCGCATATAGACAAAAATGCCAGCACTAATTGGGAAGCCTGGGCAGGACTCACCTCTACTGAGCATAAGATTCGTTACGCTAATATGTATGAGGTTACAACTCTGTATGCTCGTATTTTGCCCTCTGATTTTGCCTTACGAGTTCCGTCAGAGAATACTCCACAAGTGTGGAAGTTTATTTTTGTGAATCATGAGGTTCTAATTTATGCTGAACGCCAAACAAATGCGCACTCGTTGATTCCTATGCTGTTTACTCAGCCGCTTGAGGATGGCCTCGGCTATCAAACAAAACCGCTGTCTATCAATGTAGAGCCTATTCAATCTCTTAGTTCTGCGCTGTGGAACTCTGCTATTGCGTCACGTCGTAGAGCCATCAGTGACAGAACTCTATATGATCCATCACGTGTATCATCGCAGCACATTAACGATGAAAATCCTGCAGCCAAGATTCCTGTGCGGCCAGCTGCTTACGGAAAACCTGTAGGTGAGGCGGTATTTCCGTTCCCATTCCGTGATGACAATTCCGGTATTGCAATCCAAGCGGCCGGCCAGCTTGCTCAGATGGCGAATATAATTACCGGCCAGAATCCTGTTCGCCAAGGTCAATTTGTGAAGGGCAATAAAACACAGCGTGAATTTGATACTGTTATGGGGAATGCAAATGGCCGCGATCAAACTACATCAATGTTGCTTGAGTCTCAATTTTTTACGCCCTTAAAATATATTCTGAAGTCCAACATCCTCCAATTCCAGCCGCAAGAGGTCATCATTGATAAGGCAACTGGCCGAGAGCTCAATGTTGATCCTATTGAGTTGCGAAAGGCTATTATGGACTTCAAAGTTTCTGATGGACTAACTCCGTCAGATAAACTTATCAGTGCCGATGCCTGGACAACAGGAGTCCAAATGATAGCAACATCACCGCAAATTGGTGCTGGCTATAATCTTACTCCAGCTTTTTCATACCTCATGAAAACACAGGGCGCAGACTTATCTTCATTTGAGAAATCCCCAGAGCAGCAAGCATATGAGCAAGCCTTGGCGGCCTGGCAGCAAGCAATATCTTCAGCATTGGAAAAAGGAGTATCAGCGCAGCAACTTCCACCGCAACCAACCCCGCAGCAGTATGGATTTAATCCGCAGACAGTACAACCCTCCGTACAACAGTCTGGAGTAGTTAATGGCAACAATCAAACCTAACACATTCACATCGTATGAATTCACAGATGGTGAGCAAAGAGTGGCAGCAATCTTGCCAGACCTCACCAAAATGAATTTTCAAAATAAGTTGGCTGAAGTGGCAACACAGCGTCTTAATCTTTCTGTGGATCCAGTCAACTTCAACAGCTTCATACAGGAAGAAGCTTTTCTTGCAGGTCAGCAATCAATCCTGCAATACTTTCTTGATGAATCTGATGCCGCAATTCAAGCCCAATTTTCGTCCGGTCACCCTGAGGAGTAATTAAATGTCTATTATGGATCTGTTTCGCTCTCCCGCACCCGCAACTGCTGCTACTAATGTTCCGGCCGCTACTCAGCCGAATCTAGGAGCCACTCCAGGTAATGCTGCTGCACCAGCCGCAACAACAGCTGCGCTGGAAACTCCAGGTGAAACTAAATCACCGCTCGATAACTTTGCCGACCTGTGGAAAACTGACCCTAAAGATGCAGCTCAACCAGTTCCGGATCAACTTTTCAACATAGATCCAGCAAAACTTCAGGAAGCTGTAGCTCAAACAAATTTCTCTCAAGTAATCACACCCGAGCTTAGACAAAAGATTGCCGCTGGCGGTGAGGAAGCAGTTTCTGCACTCATGGATTCCATGAATAAGATTACTCAAGCCTCATTTGCACACTCAACAATTGCAACTACAAAGATTGTTGAGCAGGCACTTGATAAGATGCAAGCTAAATATGATGCTCGTATGCAGCAACTTATCAAGCAAAATAGCATCTCTGACAGCTTGCGCGCTGAGAACCCCCTGTTTAGTAATCCTGCGGTAGATCCGCTGCTCAAGGCTCTGGAGCTTCAACTTACGCAGAAGTTTCCCAACGCCACGGCTGCAGATATTACGCAAAAAGCAAAAGACTATCTTGTAGGTTTTGCTGGTGCAATCTCTCCTGCAAGTTCGTCAACCTCTCAGGAAACCACATCGGCTCCTGGCGAGTATGATTGGGGAAACTTCCTTAAGTGACCCTACAAACCAAACTTTCTAGGAGTCTGTAATTATGTCTACCACTAATGGTATTTTTGTAACCTCTGACCTGCATACAAAGATCGTCAAGCCTTCGTTTGCTTCGATGATCACTCGGCTCATGCCGAATGGCAATGCGCCGCTGTTTGCAATTACCTCTATGCTGGAGTCTGAGACTGCTGTGCAGAAAGAGCATGGGTTCTTCTCTAAAACCATGGTATTTCCATATGTGCAGCTTGATGGTGCCATCGCTGACGGTGTTGATACTACTTTCACGGTGGATGATTCGGCCGCTATCGTGCCTAACATGCTGCTTCGTGCGTCCACAACTGGTGAGGTTGTTTTGGTAGTCTCGGTAGATTCGGCCACACAAATCACTGTTGTTCGTGGTTTTGGCTCTGTAGCTGCAGCTGCTATCGCGGATAATGTGCAGCTGTACCAGATTGGTAACGCGCACGAAGAAGCTTCGTCTCGTCCGCAAGCTCGCGCCATTGATCCCGTTTGGATTACCAACTACACGCAAATCTTCCGCGACTCGTGGGCTCTGTCTGACTCCACTCGTGCAACTCAGGTGCTTGCTGGTAACAACACTGTTTCCGAGAATAAGCAGGACTGCGCAGCCTTCCATGCTACAGCGATTGAGTCTGCTTTGATCCTTGGTCAAAAGTTTGCCGGTACGCGTAACGGTCAGCCTATTCGCACCATGATGGGTCTTGAGCGTTTTGTTGCTACCTACGCTTCTGGCAACATTACTACGGCTGGCAGCACTACCAACTACACTCAGTTGGAAACCGCGTTGGATCCGGTGTTTGATCAAGTTACTGATCCTAAGGGGGCTAATGAGCGTGTGCTGTTTGTTGGCCCGACTGCTCAGAAGGTTATCTCCAACATTGGGCGCCTGAACGGTACTTACAATTTGGTGGATGGCCAGACATCTTTTGGTTTGCAATTCACCACATTTAAGACCACACGCGGAATCTTCCGTATGATTGCCCACCCGTTGTTTGCCTCTAACTCGTCTTGGTCTAAGTTGGCTATGGCTGTTGATCTGGCTACGTTTAACATTGCCTATCTGGGTGATCGTAAGACGCAGAATAAGGAATTCAATACTGCAGGCAACCAAGCTCAAGACAACGGTATTGATGCTGTCGGTGGTACGCTGACAACTGAATGTACGGCGCTTGTTAAGAATCCCCAAGCAAACGCTCTCATTTGGAACCTTACAGCCGCAGCTGCCGGTTAAGTAGCTAAACAGGGAGAGCTAGGAAGTTGTTATTTCTAGCTCTCCATCCAACCATATTATCATAGGTGTCATATGCCTCAATTTGTTACTCCCAGCGTAAATTCTTGTATCATCCTTCCAGACGGCACTCGGAAACAGTTTAAGGGCGGCTTGCTGGATATTCCTGAAACTGATAAAGAGACCTTGAAATATCTGCGCGAATCTAATTTTGGTGGCCTGATTACTGAGCTTAAACCCAAAATCAACGTGCCTAATGTTAAGGATTAACTACTGTGCCAACATTTGCAGAATTTGTAGCCGGTGTTTATGAGTTGACAGTGCGTCCTGATTTAGTAGCTGATACAGCGGCCGCAGTTAAGTCTGCTACACTCTGGGCACACACATCAGATTTTTACCCGAAAGATATTTATGAGGTTCCAGTAAGTTGGAATTCTCCCGCAGTTTTACAGGAGTTTGAGTATCGCACACACATACCCAGGTGGCGAGCTCTGAAGTATTTTAGGCATTACGATTTCACAGCCGACATGCCAGGTGATTTCTTTACTGTGCTGGATCCGGTAGAGGCACTGGATAGGTATTATGTACAGCGCTCTAACATTGCCTACATGGCAGGTGAGTTGCTGAAGTTTCGTGGTCACGAAGAATTTTCTGGTGGCCTTCTGGGATGCTACATCTATCCCGACGTTGCGCCGGAGACTTATAAATCTTGGATAGCTGTTGAGGATCAGTTTATTATTCTGTACAAAGCAGCTGCTACTGTTTTGCGTACAACAGGCTTCGTTGAGAGAGCAAAAAACCTTGAAGCTGAGGCTAAGGAGCATCTCATGTTGTTGTCTAGATCAAATATTCTGGCTGTTGGGGAGTAATCCATGACTTCTTCTGTCTGGGATGACGACGGTTCTGATGCAATTGGCGTAGTAGTTCCTGGCCCTGGAATTACCTCCATTACCAGTGTAGGAGATGGAGAAGAAGTCGTAGCTGGTGTTAATGACGTAACCGGTGCTGCCACGTTTAAAACTATCGTAGCCGGCAATCGCATTGCACTGACAGCAACTGAAACAGAGTTGGAAATTGGCTATACTGGCGATCCTGTATATACAGTCGATAACGCCTCCACATCCTATTACTTTACAGCTGCTGCAGATCAGGTAGATTTTACAATCCCTGAAGAAGTAACACTTGACACAGTACATGCTTTCGTCAATGGTTTGAAGCTGCTCAAGACTATTGACTTTTCTGTAAACGTCGATACGAATGTTGTAACGCTTGTCGCTCCATGTGGTGGCGGCGAGCGTGTTGAGTTTATTGTGTCTGGGGCTTTTATTGTTGAGTATGACATGAATCCCCTAGCTGAGTTAATTGTTGAGGCAACAACTCTTGCGACTGGCGAGGACGCCACAGCTAACTTCAACCTAGCAACTAATACTCTTTCTTTAGGGCTGCCGCGTGGCCCTCAAGGTGTTGGATTTGTTTGGCGTAATGATTGGTCTTACTTACAGACATATAGTGTAAATGATGTTGTTGCTTGTTTCGGTCGGATTTGGATTTCTATTCACGCCGACAACACAAACAAAGTTCCAGGCAATGAGCCTGCATACTGGCAACTCTACATCCGCACACCTCATTTTGCTGGAAGTTGGGCAGATGATGTGCAGTATTATGTTAATGATATTGTGTATCATGCTGCCACAAAGTCTACCTGGATAGCTAAGTTTGATAACATCGACTCTGAGCCTATACTTACTGTGGATTGGAGTGTTTTAGCAGTTAGTGGTGTTGATGGTGACACTGGCACAGCTGGAAATGGTATTGCTGATATTTCACGCACTTCCGGTACTGGCGCCCCAGGAACTATTGACACATACACCATTACCTACACAGATGCAACAACTGACACATTTACAGTCTACAACGGTGCAAATGGCGCTGGCGATGTAGTTGGTCCTGCAGCAGCTACAGATGGAAATATTGTTCTGTTTAATGGAACAACTGGTAAGCTAGTTAAGAATTCTGCTGTAGCTCCTAGCTCCTTTGCTACAAGTGGCCACAATCATGATGCAACTTATGCACCTATCGCAAAAGGTGTAACCAACGGCGACTCCCACGATCACAATGGTGGAGATGGCGGAACAATTGCCTACGGCTCGATAAGCGGTACTCCCGACCTGAGCGTGTATGCCAAGAAGTCCGCCGACGCTGATGTTGACATGAACGACTACAAAGTTGCCAATGTCAAGACAGTGGGATTCACCGGCTACGATAACGGCTCCAAGTCATCCAGTTTCACGCTCGATCTGAACAATGGCCAGAGGCAGAAGGTTACATTCACAGGCTCTGGGGCCTTGACCATTACGCTGACTGCTCCGAGCGAGCCAGGTACGTACAAGATCAATATGGTGAACGCTGGGCTGCGAACAATTACGTTTGCGCACACGTCAGGGTCGCCTGTACTCAGGAAGCAGGGTGGCACTGCGTTGAGTGCGTTCACATCGTCAGGCACCGACCTATTGATTCTCGACTGGGACGGAACCGACTACTTTATTAGCCAATCGCTTAATTGGAAGGCATGATGCCTGCGCCTTCTATTGTCTCGACAACTGGCCAAGCAGCAACAACAGGCGCAAACGGTAAAGACGTTACGCTTCCTGCAACAATTAACGCCGGAAATACAATCGTGATTGTTGCATCGACAACTTACGATAACACGTATTCGCTCTCCGGGTTTACGCTTGTTGCCCGTGTGTACGGCAGTTCATATTCAGGGCGAAATTGCCATGTTTTCAAAAAAACCGCTGACGGCACAGAGGGTGGCACTACAGTAACGATGAGCGGAGGTGCCGGTGCGGTAATTGGCACATATGTTGCGTACGCACTAGATAGCGCATCAGGCGACGTTGAAGCCACATTCGCAGATTTGGGATTTACTGTCGCTAATAACCCACCAAGTATTTCTCCATCCTGGGGTGCGGCACCAGGTTTGTGTGCGTCGTTTGTGGCGTCCACCAGTTCTGGAAACCCATCTGCGGCCCCATCTGGGTATACGGGGTACTCCGAATATGAAAGTGCTGCTCAAGATGGCGCATCGGCCTATAAGGAAATCTCTGCGTCATCAGAAGACCCAGGATCGTTCACAGCATCGAATTCAGCGTGGATATGCGCAACGGTGGCCATAAAAGGCGCTGCATCGCAATTCAATAATCTTCTGTTTGGGAGTCCATTCTAATGCCTTGGATCAAAGATGGTATTGAATACACCGAATCGCAGCTTCGTGCGACGCACACAAATACTGCGTTTCAATCGCCCATCCCGCCTGCTGTAGCCGCTGAATTCGGCTACACATGGCAAGACCCACTTCCGCCTGAGCCCCCCGTCGAGCAACCGCGACGAGTTCTGCGAGATTGGGAATTCCGTGACCGATTTACGCAGCAAGAGCAACTCGCAATCCTGTCTCAGGCATTCTCAGGAAATGTACAAGCTCAGTATCTGCTATTTAAGCTGCAAACTGCCAGTGATGGAGTCAATCTTGATTCTCTTGAGGTTGTAGCTGGAGTTACAGGATTTTTTGATGCTGAGCGTGCAGCGGAGATTTTAGCATGAAACAATTTGGGCAGTGGCTCTTAGCTGTGCTTATTGCAATATTTACTCTTTTTGTAGCTGTATTTTCTTTGCCGTGGTTTTATCTTCATAGGCGTTATGGGCTGCGCGTACTCATTGGTTGGGATCAGCTTGTAAATACCTATGCAGCTGGCTATCCTGATGAAATGATTTCTGCTCGTGCATTTCGTTCACGGTGGATTTGGCGCCAGCGTTTGATAAATAGCCTGTTTTTTCTGTTGGTGAGGCAAAAAGATCACTGCGCCGAAGCTTATATAAAAGAGCTTGAGCGCTCGCAACTTCCACTTGATTACCACAAACCACAGTAAAGGAAAGGGTATGTCATGTCTGGCCTATCAGTCGAGGAGCGAATCAAAGCAGAGCAGCAGGTTGAAGCCTTTATTACTATCTTGGCAACTCGCTACAACCTCAAAGAGGAGGAGATTCCGCAGATCGTTGACAACATTAAATGGCTTAGTAATCATAGGGCTGGGATACATCGTATTTCGTGGACTGCTGGTTTGGCTTTGGTTACTCTCGGCCTGTCTGGTATAGCAGCCGCTATGTGGGAAGGTGTCAAGCATCTTCTGGTGCGGTAGTCCTAAGGAGTATATTATGAGCTCTACACAGTTGAATCTTTCCCTAGCCCTCGAAGATCTAATTAACATCGAGGGTTCATTACTTGTTGGTTCTGGTGATGAGTTTACAGTGCTATCCCCAGGAACTGCTGGACAAGTTTTAACGATTTCAGGTGGTTCGCCTGTCTGGGCTCCTCCCGGCGTGGCTTCATCTGTAGAAGCATTCAGTGATCTATCTGATGTGCCTGCATCTTACGCAGGTGCGGCCAGCAAGTTTGTAAAGGTCAAGGCTGATGAATCTGGTCTGGAGTTTGTGGCAGGTTCTAGCACAGCTGTAGCTTGGGGATCTATTTCTGGAACACTCTCTGACCAAGCAGATCTTAATACTGCGCTGTCAGGGAAACAGGCTAGCGATGCAACACTTACAGCACTGGCTGGTGTAACCACTGCTGCAAACAAACTTATCTACGCAACAGGCTCAGATACGTTTGCCACAACTGATTTGACAGCTACCTCTCGTACGTTGTTAGCCAATACATCAATAGAGGATTGGTTGTTGGATCTAGATTTGTATGATCAGTCTATAGGTATTTTTAATACCTTAACTGTGGGAGCCGCAGTTAGTTCTAGCGAGTATAACACATATAGCTCGCAAGCAGCAGTTAAGTTAGGGCTAGGAACTTCAGGCAGCCCAAGCTTAACCAGCAGCCCAGCTTTGTGGGTGGAATCTACATATAGCGGATCTCCAGCTGATTATTTTGCCAAAGGTGGCCTGTTTAAGGTAACTCGTACTGGCGGTGTTGGTGCCTTCGATGCTTTACACGCATCTGCATACGATACTTCAACAGGAACCTCTGGCGATTGTATGGGGTTACACGCTCGTAGTATTTCAGCTAATAGCGTTTCCGGCGGCTGGAAAACATATACAGGTGTGTGGGCGGAGGCTTTTGGATGCCTGTCCGGCAGTAATTTTGCTGCCATAGGACTTGAGATTAATGCCTATCAGCGTAGGCAGCGGAATCAAGCTAACACTCCGTTCTATGATTGGTTTGGTGCTGCTGCGGCCGGGCACGGTAGTGTTACAGGGTTGCTGATCAATAATCATCAAAGTGCGGCCAGCAGTTCCACACAGATTGGCAACTATTGGAATGACTACGGCATCGCATTGACTTCCTTAACTGTATTGAATGGTACTAGCTATCGTCGCTATGGTTATCAGACAGGTATCTATGTCAGTGATGTATACGATCGTGCAATCAATATAGCTGGCGGCTATGGTGCTGGTCAGGGCGGGCAAACACTTGGTGGCCTTGTTTTGGATCACAGTTTTGTGTACGGAATTTCATTGGAGTTTGCAAACTGTGGTGTTGGTATACATCTTGGCGCAAATAGGGTAAGATTTGGCAACTACACAAATTCGTCTCCAGAGAATGGTGATGTGTGGTCTGATGGCACTCATATCTATTGCCGCCTCGGCGGTGTAACTAAGCAGCTTGACTAAGGAGCAGAGATGGACAACCAAATTACACAACTTCAACTTGAAAACATTCGTTTGAAGAAAGCTATCATTCAGCTACAATCACGGCTGGCGCAGCTCGATTGGGAAAGTCTGACGCGAGACGAACAGAAGTTGATCGAGGAAACTGCTGGCCCGGAGGCTACTGATGGCACAGATTCACTACAGAGCTAATTTGTCGGCGGCGTCATTTCCGCTAAACTCTGCGCTTGGTGGTCGTACTGTAATCTATCCGCAATACGACCACAACGCTGTAAATGCGCTTGTGTCCGAGAAAGATCTGGATAAGGAAACATCTGTTCCTCACATCTTCTTTGCGCACAACATCTTTCCAACAGCTGATGGCTACCAAAGTGTAGATTTTGATCTAGCTGTGGCGGCCTACCCTACAAGCGCAGAGGAGTTTACGCAGATTGTATCTGTGCGGGATGTGCAAGGTAATGTCGTCTACATAGCCGCCACTAAATCAAAGAAGGTATTCTTCTATCGCGCACCCAACTACACCTGGAATCATCTTTTTACTTTCTCCGGGCTGCCTGGCTACACACCGACAGATGTACAACTTACTGTTGCACAGGTCGGCGGTGTTGCCTACATCTATGTCGCCAACTGGAACTGCTATAAATACAACTTCAATACAAACACACTTGAGGAGACTGTACTCAATGGCGTAGATATGCTCACAATTCTGGGCATCACATCGTCGCAAGGTTATCTGATCGCTTATAGCCATGACTCAATTGCTTGGGGTTCGTTGCTAGATCCAACTGATATGGAACCATCCTTAGCTACAGGCGCCGGGGGCGGCTCAATTGAGCAGATTCGCGGACGAATCGTTGCGTGCGTTTATAACATCACTGGCTTCATAGTCTACACTTCTGCTAATGCAGTTGTGGCTGTGTATTCTGGCAATGAGAGCTACCCATTTAATTTCCGGGAAATCTCCAACAGTGGCGGCATACTTAGCACCGACTACGTAGCAACTGAAGCCAACTCAGGTACACACTACGCCTTTACAACTTCAGGCCTGAACCAGATCACACCAATAGAGACAAAGAGTGTGCTGCCGGAAATTACAGATTTCCTCACAGCTAAGGTAATGGAGGATTTTGATGCAACTACTCGTGTGTTTTCTCGTACTGCGCTATCCAGCCCACTGGCCAAAAAACTAACATTTATCGCTGACCGCTACTTAGTTCTTTCTTACGGAGTTGGTACATATAGCCACATGCTGGTGTATGATACATTCCTAGATAAGTTAGGTAAGCTTAAAATTCCTCATGTGAATGTTTTTGAGTGGGCTGGACACAAAACCGTAGATGCGGATGTTGTCAAGACATCTTTTGGAATTCTCGATTCCGATGGCAAGGTGCTGACTGTTAATTTCTCTCCAGCTGTTGGCACCTACACAGGACTTCCAGCTAATGCTGCTCCTGTTCTCATCCTTGGAAAGTTTCAGTTCGTGCGCAGCAACTTCATCCAGCTAGATCGTGTTGAGGTCGAAACTGGAAATGCCTCTGACACACTCACATGCCACGCATTGCCTACTCTGGATGGTAAGAATTTCCAGCCGGCTGTAGCTGGTGTGGTAAATGTAGCCAGTGATTACGTGAAGAATTTCTTTTTCAAGGTCGCTGGACTTAACATCTCTACACTGTTTGCTGGAAAGTTTAATATCTCCACGGTAATCCTACACTTCCTTGTGCATGGGGAGCGCTAATGGCCCAACTTTCATTCAATCTAGGATTGGCGGCACTGCCTGAGACTCGCTCGAAGGAGTTTCCTGAGCTATTGCGCATCTACAACGCCATAAATATCGTAGCTGCTAAGTTGGATGCATACACTGGCAATACGCCAATCCTTGATCCTGACCAAGCCAGGCCGCTTGAGGATACTATTACAGCCGGCCAGCAAACAGTATTTGATCTTGTTTGTCACACATCTGTACAGCCTGGCAATCTTTGTACAATACAGGTTGTTGGCTCTGAGTCAAAGGCTAGAGTTGTATCATTTGGTTTGTACTCTCTTGCTACCATGATTGCCTTGCGCGAAGCTGCTGCTGGTGAGGTTGGCAGATTTATGCTGTTTGGTCTTGTTGCCTACGAGGAAGGAGATCTGGAGGCTGGTCAGCGCTACGTTAATGTTGGCTCCGGTTATATGGATTCAGCTTCTAACGTCTCAGATGCTCACACTAAGCAATCAGTTGGGTATGCACTTACGAGTAAGCATCTTTGGTTCCAGCCTGACTTAAACTTTGGGGCCTATGTGGCACCACCTTAATTGTAAAATCACTGCTGTCTATCTTGTTTGGAGTTATATATCATGAACTTCATTGAAAAGTTGTTTATACTCATTGACAAGTATTATGTTGTCCGTAGATTGCTTTTGGTGCTCGTGTCTTATATGTGCTTTGATGCATACCAGTGGGCTAAAAACCTTGTCATGATCAAACAAACACCTGGCGCAGAACTTGGTCTTATCATTGCCGCCGTGACGTTTCCAATCTCCTTGCTGCTGAAAGAGCTTGTTGCGATGTACAATGATATGAGGAATTCAAAAGATGTTTCCACTAAATAATCTAGCAATCCTCCTTGCTGTAGCTGTTGGTTGTTCAGTTGCTGGAGGTATTGCAGGCTGGAAGATCAATAGCTGGAAACATGCCTCTGATCGCGCCCTTGAGGCAGAAACATTCAACGATGCGATGGAGATGGCTGCCAAGGAACTAGCTAACATCGAGGTTAAAAATGTTACAATCAAGCAAGAGATTCAAGGCAAGGTCATTGAGCGCACTTATTACCGTGATTGCCGCCACGATCCTGACGTCATGCTCGACATTAACAGAATCTTGTCAGGTAAGCCCCTTAGTGGTAGCAAATTGTCCGGAACTGACACCGCTGACAAGCAATGACTTTGGAGCCACAACCATGAAACTTATTGATGTGGCTGTGCAGTATCATAAATGCCGTACAGCTGCTATCGCAACCCAGTCTAAGGAGTAATTATCATGCCCGGCGCACAAACTTCTGGTGGAACTACTCTTCCAAGCACGATTGGTAATCGCGGCGGCACAGACATCGCTTCGCTGCTTACAGCCTTGGCTGGAATCTTTGGCTCTACAAATCAAACTACAACACAGCAAACACATCTGGATCAGAATGTGCTGAATGCCATGTTGCAGCAAGCTATGGAACGCAACTCTGGATTGGCCGGCTTGTTAGGTGGTCAGCGTACAGCTGGCCTCTATAACTCGTCTACCAACAATTTGCTTGCCAATGATTTCATGTCGCGAATTGCTGTAGATACTGCTGCCAAAGGTGCACCTACAACTACTCAAGTACAGTCGCAGCCTATGGTTTCTCCGGCTCTTGGTCTTGGTGGTTTGCTACTTATGCAGGCAATGTCTCCGGCAGGTCTTGGCGGGATGTTTGGGTCAAAAAAAGCTAGTGGTGCTGTAGATGCCGCAACTGCTGCACCACAAACAACACAAGCTGCGGCCTCGGCTGTGCCTGGATTTATGGATAATCCGATCGGTAGTATTACAGGCACAGTCAGCAATGCTTGGGATAACCTTACAAATGCATTAAGCTTTGGTGGCGGCAGTGGGGCAAATGCTGTTACATCTCCTGGTTTGCTCTCATTTACTAGGCCAGCGCCTGCTGATGCTTTGCACACACCAGCAACTGCATTCGTACCAGAACTCTCTGACACAGTAAATGATGGACTTAATTTTGCTCGCTTGGGTTCCGGTGCTTCCGCGATTGGCTCTCCAGTAACTACTCTGGATCTCGGTTTTGCAGATAATCCAATCTCCGCTGTTAATAAACTCTCGCGTTCTGGTGAGGAGTTGTTTGGTGGCGGATTCGACGCTTCTGGTGCTTTCGACTTTGGCTCAGTTCCGTGGACTGCTGGCCTGTCTGGACTTATGCAGGGCGATATCGGCCAATCTATTGGCGATATAGGAAAAGCTGCAACAACTTCGCTGTGGGGTAGCGCTCTCGGCTCCATGATGGGTATGCCGTGGCTCGGTGCAATTCTCGGCTCGCTGTTTAACTGGTAATCACATTGCTCGGAGATTACTATGGCACTTGATTTTACGCAACTTCTTGCTTCAATTGCCTCCCAAGGCCAGCGTGTAGAGGAATCTGGTAATAAGGCCCTTGACGCTGGAGTGCAGAAGGTTGTCATTACTGGTGAGATGGCATCCAGTCTTGCGCCGCTTGGCGATGAAAATAACATCACTCCACGTATGCATGAGGAAGTGTTGCAAATCAAGCACGACCAGGATGCAGCCATTCGTTCATATGCAAATGCGGCTGGCTTTGTTGGCGTGAATGCCATCATTGACGACACCGCTGCTGTGATGAAAAAAGCTTACATGGATGCTATGGCTGCTGCTGAGCGAGTATCTGCCATTGAGTCGCAGAGCTTTACCAGCAATCCTATGGGTTGGTTGATGAATAAGATTTCTCCAGATCCAGCCTATGCAGAATACGAAGCTGCGGCTTCCAGATTTAACATTGCATCTCAAGGTCACACCGCCCTCTCGAATGCCATTACTAGCACTGCGCAGGCTGTGAAAGTAGCTCCGATGCCTGTATCTATGGAAGCTAGGCAATCATCCGTAGAAGCTGCAAAACGAGTACTTGAACAGAAGCGTCAGGCGCTACTTCTTGCGGCACACAACACAAATGAGGAGGCGCTGGAGAAGGTTGCTAAGTTTGATCAGCAGCAGCTTGATAACTACATTCGCACCGCACATTTGTATTTGAGCGGCGAGGCTCTGCGAGATAAGCAGAACACAGCTGAGATAAAGGACAACGTAGCTGATGTAATTGCAGCAGGTTACGAAACCATTCATGGCACACCGGCGCCTGAAGCTATGCGTAAGTCTATTGATTTTGCGCTCAAGACTGGTCAGCTTAAAGATGACATGAGCATCTATTACGATCATGGTACTCGTATCATGGCCATGAGCCCGAATGATAGTCGTTATGGCGCATTTGGTGGGACTGCCGGTGAGTCGTATGAGACAATTAAAATAACTAAGCCACAACTCAGTGGAACTCTTGGTGCTTCGTATAATGAAATCTTTGGGCCACTTAATCTTGAGGGTGATCCGCAGTATCTCAAACTTAAGACTGCCGATGAAAAAGCTCTGTACATTAATGCTGCTATCACCCAAGAGCGCACTCGACAACTGGCAAATATCTCTGACCTTGACGGCACGAATCCATATCGTATCGCGCCTCTTGGAACTTTTAATTCCCAAGATCCACGCTACTTTAAGTTGATTCGTGACACGCAGCTGTGGAAAAAGGTGTATGAGCCGCTGGTTGCTGCTGGTCACTTTACGACGCTGAGTCACGATAAGTTGTTTGGTGTAGCTGCGCAAGCTGTAATTAACAAGACACTGAGCGCAGAGCAGGCCGCCAAGGATCTTACAACGATTGTAGCTGCTGCTCAGACAATGAATTACATCGCCAAGATGCACAATAAGCTTGGGCTTCCTGAGCCTGACGCTTATACAACCAGCATAAATTTAGTGAAAGCTACTGACGCTGCGTTAGTTGCCTATGGTCAAAAGCCGCTATCTGGCATGTATGGTGTAATTCCTGATACAGCTGTTACTGAGTTGGTCACGCTAAATAACGTTAACTCTGTGCTGTCTGCACTCCGTCGCTACGGTGTATTAGGTATAAATACCTCAGCAATCAAAGATGAATTGCGTAACCTTACAGGCATAAAGCAAAAAGGATCTAAGTAATGAATGACTTTGACCTGGAAGTTGGTAAGGATGCACAGCCGTACGATCCGCACGAGTATGCGCCACTGTTCGCGGCTGCGGACATGCATAATTTAGGGAATAAAAACCGGACAATTCTTGCACCGCGCCGTGGCTACAGTGAAGAAGATCTCGGTGTGTTTGACCACATCTCTAAATTCATTCGCGCTTCTACCTATGCGAGTATGAATGAAGTACGAAACATCTTCACAACAGTTGGTAACTGGCTGCCTGGAGAGGATACGCCTACCCGC